GACTTACAGCGTTTCGAGCGCCCTACCCTTTTGAAACCTCTAAAATAAGTATTATATATATTACATATACTATTACATGCTTTTCCCCCGAAAAACGGTCTTACCGGTCGAATTTGCCTAAAAGGCTTTACAAATAAGGGTAGGTGGGTTACTATGGATTCAGGAGGCAATGATGACAATTTACACAACCAGAGCGGCCGCGCATGAGTGCGGGGTCAGCCCGCCCACAATCGCGAAGCACGCGAAGCGGATTGGTCTCGGGCGCGTCGGGCGGTCCTACCGGATCACTGAACCCGATATTGAGCGGCTGAAAGAATCAATCCGAAACGCGGTGAACGGTCGGCCGAAAAAACAGAGTCGTGAGTAAAAAAAACGCGGCACTTGAGTATGCCGCGATTGGTTGGCTTGTCATGCCGCTACATACCGTCAATGATGATGGGAGTTGTGACTGTAACCGGCCAACATGCTCAAGCCCGGGGAAGCACCCGCGCACGATGCACGGCCTCAAGGATGCCACGACCGATACAGCGAGAATCGAGAACTGGTGGACCATGTGGCCTCACGCGAACATAGGAGTTGTTACCGGGCAAGAGTCTGGGATTATCGTTATCGACGTGGATGACATCTCTCTCGGTGGGCTGGAAGGAAAGGATATCCCCGCTACGGTCACGCAGGAAACGGGATCCGGGGGGACGCATTACATCTACCGACACCCGCGAGACCGCCGGGTCAAATCGACAACTAAAGTTTTGCCCGGTGTGGATTCCCGAGCAGATGGTGGTTACATCGTTGTCCCACCATCGAACCACGTAGCAGGCTACTACCGCTGGACTATCCCGCCGGCCCCCGGATCGCTTGCCGATCCTCCCGCTTGGTGGCTTGCCGCCTTAGCAGAGGCGAAGGCCCGCACCGAAGTACCGCAAGACGGAGAGAAGATTTACCCTGGCGGTCGGAACGCGGCGCTCGCCTCTTTCGCTGGGGCTTTACGGCGTATGGGGGCGGGATATCAAGCAATCCACGCGGCGGTATCCGCGCGAAACGACGAGGCGTGTGAGCCGCCCCTTGAGAGCTGGGAAGTGACGCAAATTGCAAGGTCAATTTCACAATACGAAATCGAAACTGCAGATGAGAAACAACTAAAAAATGAAGGTGCGATGATAGCCAGTCGTCTCTTGAAAACGAATCAAGATTCGATGATGCGCTCTCTGGCGCTCGATAAACGTGAGATCACCGAGGCGGGTCCACCCCCTGACACAATCGTTCCAGCGGGGGGGTTAATCTACGATATCACGCAACACATACTTTCTGCCTCAACCTATCCTCAGCCGATCCTTGCTGTTGCCGCCGCAACCGCGTTTGTCGGGGCTCTGGCCGGTCGGAGGTACCAAACAGAAACCGGGTTACGATCAAACGTGTATTTCGTCGGTCTGGCGAGATCGGGAGCCGGGAAGGATGCCGCAAGGAAGGTCTTGAAAAACATCGGAGGGAGTAATCCTGAGTTACAGAAAATCATGGGCGGCGATAGGATCGCATCGGGAACCGGGTTGATATCTGCCCTCGAAGAGCATCCGGTTAAGCTGTTTTTACTTGACGAGTTTGGACTGCTATTGCAGTCGATGACCGGCACACGTGCGGACGCACACCGGCGGGATATCATTACCAATCTGATGCAGTTTTATTCAGATGCGGGGTCGGTATTTTTAGGCACCGAGTACGCAGACAAAAAGATGAGAAAACGCGAACCGATACACGATCCATGCGCGGTACTGTACGCGACATCGACACACCAGGCGTTCTACCGGGCGCTCTCATCACAAGAGGCCGTGTCAGGAGCTGTTGCACGGTTAATGGTCGTAGACGCCGGGGAGACCCGCCCAGTGCGTCAGACTACCATAAACATCGCCGGGGCGCCGCCTGAGCTCTTACAGCGCGTCTCAGAGATGATTAATATAAAACCGTCGGGCAATTTATCAATGAAAGCAGGCGGGGCGAGCGATCCGATGATAGTACGAATGACACCGGAGGTTCTAAAAGCATGGCACGATCTTGACGGGACTTTGAGCGACCGGATGACCAGCGAGACAAGCGCGAGTATCTACAGCCGCGTAGCTGAAAATGCGGCAAAACTAGCATTGATACACGCGGTTGCACGCGATCCTAGAAACCCGTTGATAGAGGAAACATCATTCACATGGGCGCGTGAGATTGCGCTATGGTCGGCTAATCTGATGCTCGAACAGTTGAATAAATACCTGGCTGACAACGAAACTGAGCGAACGTCGAAAGCACTTGAGCTGGAAGTGAAAGCCGGGGGTTACAAGGGACGAAGTAAAACTGAGCTAGGTACTCTCTTGTCACGTATCAGACCCTACGAACAGAAAGCGTATCTTGAATCTCTTGTTGAAACGGGGCGGGCGGTAATCGGGTTACGCCCCACTGGCGGGCGCCCCGCCACCGTCTGGATTCACGCATCGCACGCAAAAGAGGCGAAAGAAAAGGGGCTTATTGAGTAACAAAGGGTTTACATCTATATGGATATGGGGTATGATACAAGAACACCCGCACGTTGTGCGGAAGAAAAACCGCTCCTATGGAGCATGAAGGAGGTGCTATATGAGCACCGAAAAGATTGCGAGTCAATGGCTTGCATTAAAACACCAGCGAGACGACATCAATTCGCAGATGTCAGCACTCGCGCAAGAGTTGGCCGGGCAACTGGAACACCCGGACGAAGGATCAAAGACCCACATACTCGACGGATACAAGGTCACGGTTACTGCACGAGTCAACCGCCGGGTTGACGTGAAGAAATGGCACGCGATCCGTGAGGGGATACCCCGGAGCCTTTGGCCGGTCAGAGAAAAACTTGAGGCAGACCCGAAAGGGTGTCGCTACTTGGCCGAAAACTCCCCGGAGACGTGGGCAGTTGTCGCCGCGGCCATCACTGAGAAGCCAGGCGCTCCTGGAATTCAGGTTGTGGAGGTGTCGGAATGATGACGCTTGATAGCCTACGGGCACCGTCAAAGCGCCCGTTGATTGCGACTATCGTTGCAGACGGAGGAATGGGAAAAACTACTCTTGCATCATTGTTTCCTCGTCCGGTTTTTATCAGGACAGAGGACGGTACAAAATCGATTGAACATCGACAGGACGTTGCCTTGTTTCCAGTATCAAAGACCAGCCAAGAAGTCTTTGAGGCGTTCGGGGCACTGTTGCGGGAGGACCATTCATTCCATACTGTCGTTCTCGACTCGGTTACGCAGTTGGCAACGATGGTTGACGCAGAAGTTGTTGCGGCAGACCCGAAAGCCAAAAGTATCAACCAAGCAGCCGGCGGCTACGGCGCGGGCATTGGTCAGGCGGCAGAAGTCCATCGGCAAATACGCGAGGTAGCTGGGCTGTTGGCCGAGCAAAAACATATGAACATCGTATTTTTAGCTCACGCGGACACCGAAACGGTTGACCCACCGGATGGGGAGGCGTTTACCCGGTATGCGATCAGGATGCACCGGAAATACGTTTCTCACTACTCGGACAACGTTGACCTTGTAGGCTTTATCAAATTGAAGCGCTACACAACGGGTGATGGTGATACAAAGAAAGCCGTCAGCGATGGTGCAAGAATCTTGACATGCTACCCCACGCCAAGCCACATCTCAAAAAACCGATTCGGTATTACCGAAGACATCATTTTCACCGCAGATGCAAACCCGCTCGCGGACTACCTGGAGGACATTAATGGCTAATCTTGGACAAACTTTCAACGCAGACCAGTACGAACCGCTCGGCTCTTTCGAACCGATCCCGGCGGGGGATTACATCGCCAGCATCCTTTCAAGTGAGTTCAAACTCACAAAAGACGGAACTGGCCGCTACCTTGAGCTCAAGTTTGAAGTACTCGACGGGGATTACAAGGGGCGTAACTTGTGGGCGCGGCTCAACCTTGAGAATAAGAACCCGAAAACGGTTGAGATTGCACAACGCGAGCTTGGGACGATCTGTCGGGCGGTAAATAGGATTCACATTTCTGACTCCGCAGAGCTGCACGGAATCCCGATGATGGTAAAGGTTGCCGTATCCCCAGGGTCTGGCGGCTACGGCCCATCGAACGATATTAAGGGGTACGAAGCGACCGGCGGAAACGCACAAGCGGCACCTGTTCAATCGCCCCAGACGGCGGCGCCAGCACCAACAAAGAAACCTTGGGAACAATAAACAGCTCCCCGCCTTCGGGCGGGGTTTTTTATCGGGAGATGATATGGCAGACTTAACAAAACACACCCAGCCGATAGCTGATGCGATCTACAAACACTGGGAGGAGACCGCATCAGACTGGCGGCGTGACCATCTTGGCGCGTCTGTTTTAGGAAACCCGTGCGACCGAGCGATATGGTATGGATTCCGGTGGGCAAAGCCCCCGGACTTCCCTGGTCGCGTATTGCGATTATTTGATACCGGACAACGCGAGGAAGCCCGTCTGGTGAACGACCTCCGCAACATCGGACTTGAAGTACACGACCGCGACCCTGAGGCTGGCGGGCAGATCAGGGTATCGTATGGTCACCATATCGGGGGAAGCCTCGACGGGGTATCCCGTAATGTTCCACAAGGCGGCGATAAATGGCACGTTCTGGAGTTCAAAACACACAACGACAAATCGTTTCTTGATCTACAAAAAAAAGGAGTAGCAGAATCCAAACCGGCCCATTTTATCCAGATGCAGATTTATATGCACCTGATCGGGATTGAGCGGGCGTTGTACGTTGCGAAAAACAAAAACACCGATTCAATTTACACCGAGAGAATCCACCTTGACACGGCGCTTGCAAAGGCGCAGTTGATGCGTGCTGACCGGATTGTAAAGTCAACAAGCCAACCAGGGGGGATATCTGAGAATCCAGCGGACTATCGGTGCAAGTTCTGTCCGTTCTGGAAACTGTGCTATGAGGGAGAGCAGATGTCGAAATCGTGCCGGACGTGCAAAGCGGTCCGGGTGACAGATGATGGTTGGGCGTGCTCGAAGGGAATCAAGGCGGACCCGCGCGAGGGGTGCGGGGAGTGGGGGGAGATATGACCCTCCGTCCCTACCAGAGGTCTGCCATCGACTCGCTCTACACCTACTGGCGCGAGGGCAACGCAGACCCGGCGCTGATCGTGGCCCCGACCGGATCGGGAAAATCCGTCGTGATGGCCGAGTTCATTCGGGAGATCCAAGAGGACTGGCCGGGTACCAGTATTCTTATACTGACGCACGTCCGAGAGCTTGTGTTGCAAGACTACCTTGAGTTGATCGAGCAATGGCCGGACGCACCCGCCGGGATATTTTCGGCAGGGTTGAAACGAAAAGAATTGCACGCTCTGGTACTGTTTGCGTCGGTCCAGTCAATTGACCGGCACGCGCACAAGCTGGACCCGGCTCCTGAGATCGTTATAATAGACGAGGCCCACCTGATACCGCGAAAGGCCGACACTAGGTATCAGAAAACACTATCACTATTGCGGACTATGTACCCGAATTTGCGGGTCGTCGGGTTGACTGCGACTCCGTACCGGCTGGATTCTGGATGGCTACACACCGGGAAAGATGCTCTCTTTTCTCAAATTGTGTATGACATTCCGGTACAAATGCTTATCGACGAAGGTTATCTATCCCCAATCACTACCAAGGCGGGGGCGGTTACAATCGACACCACCGGGGTAAAGCACACCGGACGGGAATTTAACGCGGGAGAGCTACAACGCCGCGCAATGGAAGGTGATACAACACGGCAGGCAGTGGCCGACATGGTAGCACGCGCCGAGGGCCGGAAAAAATGGATCGTGTTTGCCGCCGGGGTTGCCCATGCGTATCAGATATCAGACGCTTTAACCGATTACGATGTGCCGAATGCCGTTATAACTGGGAACATGAAAAGCGTCGACCGGGATAAACTTATCCACGGGTATCGTATTGGATCGATCCGGGCGTTGGTGAATGTCAACGTATTGACTACCGGATTCAACGTTCCCTCGACCGACTTAATCGCATTATTACGACCAACGGAGAGCCCCGGATTGTACGTCCAGGCTATCGGTCGAGGAATGAGAATTGCCCCCGGTAAAGCTGACTGTCTGGTATTGGATTACGCGGGGAACGCACTGCGCCACGGGCCGATTGACGCGGTCACGGTCAAAGAGAAAGGGGACGGGGAAGGGGTGCCCCCGGCTAAAGAGTGCCCGGAATGCCACGCGATTATTGCGGCAGGGTTGCGGTATTGCCCGTATTGCGGTCACGAGTTCCCGCCGCCGGAGATCAAGATACAGACGGTGCACAAAGAAGCGCCATTGTTGAAATCGCAGATCGAACCGGAATGGGTTGCTGTGGATTCGGTGGATATGTTCGTCCACAAGAAGCCGGGGAAGCCTGATAGCGTTCGGCTTGAGTATCGATGTGGTATGATGACGTATAAAGAGTGGATATTCCCGGAAGCTCTGAGTGAGCGGGCGTCATATTTTTTCGTGAAGTGGTGCCGGGAGGCGGGGGTTGCAGACCCACCACGAACTGCACGGGAGTTTATCGAAATCGATGTCCCAGAACCGGAACGCATATCGGTAATACCAGACGGAAAATACATTCGAGTGGCAAGGAGAGATTATGGCAAAGTGTAAAGGGTGCGGATTCAACCTAGGCGGGTACTGTTCGGTATTTGACGCGGGCATTCCCCGTGAGCGTGAGGCTACAGAACACGATTGTCCCGAGTGGCGCGAGCAGATTTTTGAAGGGTCAGAGGAAGTAATCGAGTATCTTGACGGAATGATGTTCAGGCACAAAAACAGTCAGGCTCTGATATGGACATTGCGAGATATGGTGTCGGGTGAATCAACACCACCAGCATCATGGACGGCGGCGGCTTGGCGTTTTTTATGGACATGGCAGTTTTTTAATGACCAAGAAAGAACTGAGATTGCATCATGGATAATCCCGTTTTAATACAAAAAAAGGCTTTACATTGATTCTGATGTGGTTTATAATTGTTTTCATAGGGGGATAGCATGAATCAAAAAACAATCATCAGATGGTACGTTGAAGGCGTGATCAATCGCCGGACTTTTGTGTATCTGTGGGGGCGACGATGACAAAAGTACAGATGGAAATCGAAGCATACGGCCTGAAAATAACCGGCGACGTCTACTTCGGTGAGACTGAAGGCGACCCATCTATACCGGGCGGCACGCATGAGCTTGGACCATCGACCGATGACATTGAGGTTGAGACCGACGATGGCACACTTATTACGGATTGGCTGACTGATGAGGCGATCCAGGGGTTAGGTGATCTGTTGATCGAGAGGGCACTGGAGGTAGAACATGGCGAGTCGTGAAGATGGCGAAAAGTGCCAGAACTGCGGGTGTAGGTATCTTACTGTGTACCACGTTCCCGACGACGTGTGGGGAAAGATCAGACCGAATAAGAACGATCCTAAAGGCGATTTACACAGCGGTCTGTTATGCCCAGTGTGTGCCGATCAACTTGCACGGGATATCGGAATAATACTGTTTTGGGAGACGTCTATTAGTGATTGGGCCGCTAACAAACTCACTGCCGCCGAGAAAGAGCGGGACCGGCTCACCGAGGATCGCCGGGAGTTGGTGGAGGCGTTGGAGTGGTATGCTGACCCAGACAACTACACCCGCGACAGTTGGGGTATCTTGTCGGTTGTGCAGGCTCCAGATTATGGAGATC